CCATGACAGACTACGAATACCAACAGCAACTTGAAGAGCAGGAGCAGCAAAATGAACTTTAAGGAACTCGCCAAGATCAATGTTGGCGAACACATTGAAAAGAAGAACGGCCTCAGCTACTTGTCGTGGGCATACGCGGTTGACCAGCTATTGCGCCATGATCCGCAGGCTACCTGGTCTTACCCACAACACATGACTTGGGGCGATACGGTAATGGTGTTTTGCACTGTTACTGCTTTCGGCAAGTCGATGACTGCCCAGCTTCCAGTCATGAATCACAAGAATCAAGCTATTGCTAACCCTGACGCGATGCAGGTAAACACAGCTATGCAGCGTTGCCTGGCTAAAGCTATCGCTCTGCATGGCATCGGACTCTACATCTACGCTGGCGAGGATTTGCCGGTGCAAGACGCAGAGGACAAGCAGCGCGCTCAGGAAGAAATGACTAACGAAGCCATGATCTATGTCGCACAGATTCAGGCTTGCGAGGACATGAAAACCCTTGGCGAAGTATGGGCAGAGATTCCGGCCGATATTAAGAAGCTCGTGGCTAAGGCAAAGGACGCCAAGAAAGCGGAGCATACCAAATGATCGAACAGCGCACCGAAGGATGGCACTTCCAACGGCTAGGACTGGCTACGGCTAGCCGAGCCAAAGACATTATGAGCAAAGGCCGTGGCAGTGAGCCAAGTAAGACGCGGCAGTCGTACATTGAAGAATTGATTGCTGAGCGCATGACCGGCAAGCAGCAAGGCTTTACTGGCAACGCTGCTACCGAATGGGGAAACGAGCAAGAGGCTAATGCTGTCAGCGCATTTGAGGAAATGACCGGCAAGCTCGTGCAGCTAACCGGCTTCATCCAGCACGCCGACCTAATGGCTGGGGCATCACCAGATGGCTTAGTTGGCGACGACGCTACCCTGGAAATCAAATGCCCGTTCAACACGGCGCGACACCTACGCTGCTTCATTGATGGCGTGCCAGATGAGCATTACCCACAGATTCAGTTCCAGCTATGGATTACAGGCCGCAAGCACTGCCATTTCGTATCGTTTGACCCAAGGGTATTAGACGAGCGTTTACGCTGCTTCACGGCGATTGTAGAACGTGATGAGGACTACATCGCAAAGTTAGACGCAGCAGTGCAGGATTTGTTACAGGCTGTTGATTATGAAATCGGCAAGATAATGGAGAAAGTTGATGAACTATGATCTTTTGCAGTGCGCACTGCTTTTTGCTTGTCTTGTGTATTTACATGAGATGAAGCAAAAGCTATAAAGTCATTGTTCCTTGGCGGGAATGCAAGATAACAGTGGGTTTTACAATGTGCCGTGCAGGTTAACTGTTCACCTGTCCGCCAACGCCTTAAAGGTGACGGCACATTGTAGAGCCCCGCAAAGGGTGTTCTATGAACTATTACCAGTTCCATGTGGGCGACTACATCAGTCACACAGCCCATCTTGATCCAATTGAAGATATAGCATTTAGGCGACTGCTTGATCTTTACTATCAATCTGAATCAGCTATCCCAAACGAAACCCAGATGGTTTCCAAAAGAATCCGCATGGGTTCTTATGCTGATGTTGTCGCATCTGTTTTGTCAGAGTTTTTCTGCTTACAGGAAGATAATTGCTGGCATCACGGTCGTTGTGATAAAGAAATTGCAGCTTATCAAGCCAAGGCTGAGAGAAATCGTCAAGTCGGAAAGCTAGGTGGCAGGCCTGTTTCAGCAAAACAAAACCCAGAAGAAACCCAGATGGTTATTTCTGGAAACCCAAACGAAACCCTAACCAAGAACCAAGAACCAGTAACCAGTATTAGTATTACGTCATCGGCAGAGCCGACGGCTTGCAAGCTATCTGACGTGGTTGATGTTTACCATGAGTCGCTAACCGGATTGCCAAGGGTTCGCATGTTGGACAAGAAGCGACAGACGGCACTTAATTCCCGACAGCGTGAGTACCCAAAGTGTAGAGATTTATCTTGGTGGAGAGCATTCTTTGATCAAGCCAGTGAGTCACGATTCTTGATGGGCGAATCTGGCGACAGAACGTGGAAAGCTGATTTTGATTTCTTGCTAAGCCCAAAAGGATTCAAGGGCGTGATTGAAGGTAAATACCAATGAGCGTGATTCGAGAAGCAGAGGCGGCATTGTGCGCTGTACTCATGCTAAACCCTGAGCAGGTTGATGAGGCGGCTGCAATCGTTAAGCCAGAGGATTTTCTAACCATTGAAAACCGCAAGGTGTTCGACGCGATTGTCTCGCTTGACTCTGATAAACACGCGATTGATGTTATGTCCGTGGCCGACAAGACCGGTGACTTTGCCTATGTTGGCAATCTGATCGCTAACGCACCCTACGGCAAGGCTGAATCGTTTGCGCGTATCGTTGCCGAGAATGCGCATCTTCGCCAGTTACAACAGGCATGGCACGACGCAGGCCGAATTATTAACAACCCTGAATTACCCATTGCTGATCGAGTAGACCAAGCTGCCGACTTGCTTTCGTCAATGTCTAAGTCTGAACGCATGGAGTCAAAGACCGCCAGCGGAAAAGAATTATTCCAAGATTGGTACAACGAGCTTGAGCGACTTTTCAAATACGGCGACAGCATTACCGGTATTCGTTCTGGCTTTCCAGACCTAGACGAATCAACCAAGGGATGGCACGGCGGTGAGATGATTGTGGTGGCTGCACGGCCAGGCATGGGCAAAACCAACTTTGCTATCAACTTGGCATGGTCGGCGGTAAAGCAAGACAAGTGCGTATTGTACTTTTCGCTTGAAATGGGCAAGACCGAGCTAATGCACCGTTTCGCATCACAGGCCGAGACAATTAACTACGAAGATGTGCAGACTGCCCGTATTGGCGACGCCGACGTCGGACACCG